GCAATTGAGTTTGACAAGGGCAACATTTCTGAGGATGTGTTTAACGTCATCAAGACGGCTTACGACAAGATGCCAGAGCTTTTGGGTGGTCTACTGCTCAGCGTTAGAGCCCCAACGGGCAGCAGGCGCGGCAGAGCAGCTGGCCAGTTTTTGCCGTTCACCCGAGTTGTTCGCCTATTCAAGGGCACCAGCGGCGTTACTGACCCCGTCACTATCCGGCACGAGCTTACCCATAGCTTAGAGCAGATGATGACTACCGAGCAACGAGCGGTGGTTGCACAAGCCTGGCTCAAGGGATTGCAAGCGGCCATCAAGAAAAACCCAGACGAGAAGCACCAGAAGTATTTCCATGCTGTCATGGACTTTATTGATAGGCCAACTGAAGCAAATAACAGCAAGGCGCGTGATCTCTTGCCAAGCTATGACATGTATCAGTTCATTAACCCATCTGAATTCTGGGCGGTCAATGCTGAGAACCTCATGGCTGCTGAGCTTGGCAATGCATGGGGCAAGTTCAAGCGAGCTATTGCTAGGTTGTGGGAAGGCCTGAAGAATGTCTTTGGCTTTGACAACCGCTATGTTGTTCAGAAGATGTTCAAAGACGTCATGAACGGCAGCAAAGAGCGCCTCTCCAAAGAAATGCTGATTGATTTGGTTGGTAGCGCAGGCGTTCAATTTGATACGTTCGAGAACATTGAGGATGACAAAAAACTGCTGGAGAAATACAACCGGCCCAACACACCACAGCTTGATCAGTCCCCGCTTAAGACACAAGCTGTAAATGCGGGCAAGTTAAGCAAAGATTTCTTTACCTATGCTGTATCAGATCCGCTTGAGGCGTTGGGCACTGCGGCCAACTCAGTTGACAGGGCGATTTTGTATGCCCGCAACAAGAACGTTTGGTTTGGATCTGGACTGAATGCCGCTGACTTTTCTAAGTACAACGGCGACCTACTGACAAGCCAAGGCTTGGCGACTGCATCTGTGGCGCTGGATAATGCAATCCGTGGCGGCCAGATCGCAACCGAGGTGATCTTCCAAGGCGGAATTAAGTTTGACTCGAAGAGCCGTAACTTTGTTGCTGTTAAGCGCGACAAGGGCATGCGCGGTGTTTATGAGGCAGAAGGCGCACTCAAGAAGCGCTTGGGCGATCAGTTGGGTACAGACATTATCCAAGGTTACCTGGAGGCCAAGCGTAGCCGTAGCATCCAGAACGAATACTTTGATCGTGAAGTTGAGTATGAGTTCTTCAAAAGCAACTACGAAGAGCTGTTGTCGTCCGGCGCCCCACAAGAAGACATCATGGCGGCTCGAGATGCTATGGCCGAGGCCAAAGAAGGACTGGCAGCCATCGAGGTGGTCTATAAAAAGATCAGGATGTCCGATGAAGAGATCGATGATTTCACCGCCAGAGATGCAGTTCATCCAGAGCTGCGCAAGATCATGGACAACTGGTCAGCCATCAATCAAAACATGTTGGCGCTATGGCGGCAGGTTGGGTTGATGTCTGAAAAGCGGTACGAGAATCTGTCAAACATAAAAGACTATGTGCCTTGGCAGCGGATCATGAATGATGCGACAGACATTCATTCTCCCGTACAAGCTAGCAACAGAAAGATGACCAATATTGGTCTTGAGAAGCTGTTCAAGAAAGGCAAGCCAACCGTCATCACTGACTTTGTGGCCAAGGATGGACAGCAGGACTTCAAGATTCAACCCGCCGTTGAGGTAGAAGTAGAAATCAATGGAAGTCCAGTAGACCCTGACAAAGTTACTATGACGGCTGACGGTCAAGTTAAGCTCGATGTGCCGGTCACAGCCGGTGATCTGGTGGTGTTCAGGGCCAGCAGAGAAATTGAGAACATCATTGACAACATGACCCGTAACGTCATGCGCATGACCATGAATGGCCTGCGTCATGCGGCTGCCCAACGCATTGTTATGGAGTACGCCACTCGAGACAAAAAGGGCAAGATCATGGTGTTCCCTAAAGCTGATAAGAGCAAGGGAAGATTTGACTTCATTGTCAATGGTGAGCGCGTAGTGGTGGAGATCCAAGATCCGCTTATTGCAGAATCCATCTTTGGCATGGAGAGTTTGGATATTGCCATGCTGGATGCGTTGGCAATGGCGGCTAACTTTACCCGTCGCACAATCACTCTGTCTGGCGTGTTCCAGATCAAGCAGGTGTTCAAGGATGCGCCCACGGCTGCACTTGTGACCGGCGTGAAGCGCCCACTGGTACTGATTGGCGGTGTGTACAAAGGCTTTGTCACCAGCCTGCTGAACACAGATCCAACAGTCAAGATTCTGAAGGCGGCAGGTATTGGTGGCTTCCAAAGTCTTGCTAGGACTCCAGAAGCGGAGATCAAGCGTCGTTTGGGCATCATGAACCGCAACGTCTTTGACTTTGTGATCAAGGGCTTGGATCATATCGGTGATGCATCAGACATGGCCCAGCGTGTGGCTGTGTACAAGCGCGTCTTGGCAGAAACAGGCAATGAAACTCAAGCCTTGTATCAAGCAGCCAACGTAATCAACTTCTTGCATCATGGCTCCGGTCAGGTTTCGCAGGCGATTGTGAAGACTGTGCCGTTTGCTGGCGCTTATGCCAACTCGATGGATGTTTTGATCCAAGCTTTGGCGGGCGGTGGCTTGAAAGGCAGAAGCCGTGCAAATGCGCTGGCTCGTCTAGCTGCGACCGGCACATTGTTAGCCGGCATTACTCTGCTGTACTGCTTCTTGGTTGGTGATGATGAAGACTACAACCAGATGGATGACCAGACAAAGCTGCGCAACTTCATGATTCCTGGCACTAAGATTCTCTTGCCAATGAACACCAGCGCCGCTTATTTCTACAAGGCTGTACCTGAGATGATCTACAACAAGGTCGTCAAAGAAGGAACCAAAAACGCTGTGGATGAGCGGCGTTTGCGCACGGCATTGAAAGAAGCGGCCATAGATATGCTGCTTGGCCCAACCCCCGTGCCATCAGCCGTTAAGCCATTCATTGAGCTTGGCTTGAACAAAGACTTCTTCACTGGTCGTCCTGTTGTACCTGAAGCCTTGGCCAAGTTGGAAGCGGCTGAGCGCTATACGGCAGAAACCAGCGAGGCAGGTAAGTTCTTATCCAGCTTGACGGGCACCAAAGATAAGCGACTCTTAGACCCCATCGAAACCGATCACCTCATCAGGGGTATCTTCGGCACTGCTGGCGCTATGGTGCAGTGGTTCACCAATAGCATTGCCGTTGCCAGTGGTGAGCGCGCGGCCCTGACTGACAAGCAACAGCCTATTACAGGCTCTTTCTTGCGGGCAGATGTTGGTCGTCGCAATGAAGATCTGTTCTATGACTTCAAGGCCGAGGTTGATAAGCGGTATGGCACCTTTGCCAAGATGCTGGAGCGGGAAGATGAGGCGGCGGCTGAGGCTTATGAAGAGAAGCACAGCGACATCATAGACTTCTACAAAGATGTCAACAAGATGGAAAGCGAGCTCAAAGAGATCAATGCCGAGATTCGTTATTACGGTGAGAGTAAGGATACTGGTTTGAATCCACAGGAGCGGCGAGAGGAAATCAAGCTATTACAACTTGAGAAGCAAGAGCTGCTTGAAGACATTATTGAGATGCGCAAGGAAGCTGGGCTATAAAAAAAGGGGGGCCGAAACCCCCCTTAAACTCACAACTTGGCAACTGCATTAGCAGTCCGCCCATCATAATGTATGGATCAAGATTGTGCAACCGCCGTCTTTCCTAACTTCTTGCCGCACAATGTGTAGCTCATCGATCTGGCTGTCTGACTCGTAACAGCCGGCATGCTCACAGGCATCGAGCAAAGCTTTGAGCACGTTATCCACATCTCGCTTTCTGCGGTCTGGCGGGAACAGGGCGACATGTACCGCCAATCGGCCCTCTAAGCCAACAATCCCCTGAGTAGCGGCCTCTTCTGCTACCGCCTGCCTAAACACCCTCCCACGCTTGCTGATGTAGCGCATGTTGCCGCTAGACATCCAGTAATGATTGACGCTTGGGGGATAGGGGAGTAACAGTTGTATGTGCATGCGCGGATAGTAACACTTTCCATCCAAATATGCCACACATGAATTTATATGGGTACGACCTGTTGACATGCAGATAAAAATATTGCAGAATTTGTTTGTGTCTAACAACTTGGAGGAAAACAGACATGATTTTGACCAACAAATACAACATACCGCAGACGTTTGTCAACGTCGTCAAGCGGCCAACTTACAGCAAGGGGCGGGCTAATCTCAGCGTTACCCAGCTCATCAACAGCCCCAAGATTGTGGCGCTGACTCAGAAGTTTCAAGACGAACTGGAAGAGGACGTGGCCGACATGGTGTGGTCTATCTTTGGTTCAGCGGTGCATACCGTCTTGGAACATGGGAAGGATGACAACCATATTGTCGAGGCTCGACTGCATGCTGAGCTCGATGGCTGGAACATCAGCGGCGCCATTGATCTGCAAATAGAAACGCCCGAGGGCATACAGATTCGGGACTACAAGACCACCAGCGCATGGGCGACCATGAACGACAAGGCGGAGTGGGAACAACAGCTAAACATCTATGCGTGGCTGGTGGAGAAGGTGCGCAAGGTCAAGGTGATTGACTTGGGTATTGTGGCCATCGTGCGGGATTGGAGTCGCCGAGATGCTGCTAATCGGGAGGGTTACCCTGAGGCCCCCATCAAAGAGCTGCCCATCAAGCTGTGGCCGTATGAGGAGCGGGAGGCTTTTGTTTTGGATCGGATAGCACAGCATTCGGCTTGTGAGTTTGCCATGGAGGCCGGCGAATTGTTGCCGCCCTGTACGCCGGAGCAGATGTGGGAGAAGCCAACTGTGTATGCGGTTCGCAAGAAAGGCGGGGTTCGAGCCAAGTCATTGCATGAAACGCTAGAGGCGGCAGAGGAAGCGCTTGCCGGTTTGGGTAAAGATTATGAGCTGGACATTAGGCAGGGTGAGCGTACTCGCTGCGCTAACTTTTGTTCAGTAAATCAGTGGTGCGCCCAGTGGCGTGATTATCAAGCAAAGGAGGAAGTATGAGTGCCAACTATTATCAAGTTGGAGGCGGCCATTACACGGCCAAAGATGTCCAGCCGTGGGATGCCATGAAGTCGTGGATGACCCCGGAACAGTTCGAGGGCTATCTGCGTGGCAATGTCATCAAGTATCTAGCCCGTTACCCCGAGAAGGGCGGCGGCCTCGATCTACTCAAGGCTCGTCACTATTTAGAGAAGCTTCTAGAAGAGGTCGACTCCAATGAGAAGCCCGTTCGTAAACCAACCAAGAAAGTTAAAAAATGACAGTACATCGCAAGTTAATGGAAGCCAGGGTGCGGCTCCAGTCTACCGAGCTCAAGAAGTCAGGGCTCAATAAGTTTGCTGGTTACAGCTACTTTGAGTTGGGCGACTTCATCCCCGCTATCCAGCAGATCTTCTATGACGTGGGTCTGTGCGGGATCGTCAGCTTCAGGTCTGACTATGCCGAGCTATCGATCTATGACACTGAAGACGGCACTATGGTCACGATCACCTCCCCGATGGCCGATGCCAATCTCAAAGGCGCTCACCCCATCCAAAATTTGGGCGCCATGGAATCGTATCAACGCCGTTACCTGTGGATGACGGCGCTCGAGCTCGTTGAGCATGATGCGATTGATTCATCTGCTGGCGCCGAAACCCCCAAGCGGGCTGAAGCTCCCCCTCCCGCAGTTGCGGTGAAGCCAAGACCGCCTGCTGTTATTGAGGGTGATGATGGCGAGTGGATGATGAAAGTAACACTGAGCCCCGAGGGTTCATCAGAAGATTGGCTGTCTGCCGTGAGTGCAGCCGCAAGTCTGGCTTTGAAGTACGCATCCTCGAAAGATGATGTTATGAAAATATTCAGGAAGAACAAACAGCTTTTTGATGTTGTCAAGAAAACTGATGCGGATTTCTTTACAGAGTTGATGGCCCAATTCACCACAGTTAAAAACAAATTTACGGAGACAGCATGAGTACATACATTCCAAAACCAAACACAGGCACCTTGTGGCCTAACGATTACAAGCGCACAGAGCAGCACCCAGACAAGCGCGGTGACCTGGTGCTGGACAGAGAGTTCCTGCGTCAGATGCTGAGTAAGACTACGGGACAGTCCACTGTGACGATTCAAATCTCCGGCTGGAGCAAAGTCATTAACGGCAAGGACTGTCTGTCTATGCAAGCCTCTGAGCCGTATGTAAAGCCAGATGCCCCTGTGCAGGCTGCACCTCGTCCTGATCCTGTGGACGATTCGGATATCCCCTTTTGAGGTGATCACATGAAAACTCTGCAATTTGAGGCCATCAAGTTGGCCATCAAGCAAGACAAGGAGGGGTATGTGCTAACGCTACGCATGCACCCCGATGAGGTTCCCGTTGAGTTGCTACGTGACTTTGTGGGAGCTCGGTATCAATGTGTCATGGTCAGGCTTGATTCGGTAGACAAGCCTTTGATCCGTGAGCAAGAGTATGCCGGCGATCAATACGTTTCTAAGGCTGGCGCCCTGTGTCGTGATCCGGCATTTTGGCAATATTTGCATGAGGACTTGCAAATCTTAAAAGCTTCAGAAGCAGAGGCGACTGAGTGGCTGCGAAACTACTTGGGCGTTCAATCACGAGCCGAGCTAAAGACCAACGAAGTGGCCCGCAATAAGTTGAACACAATTCATCAGGAGTTTATGGTATGGAATCACGAAAGTTAATACCGTATTCTGTTTATCTTCCGCCGGAATACTACGCGAAGATTAAGCAGGCGGCGCAGCACAGGCAGGCATCGAGCTTAGTTAGGGATGCCATTGTGATGATGCTGGATGGCGGTGATGTTTATAAGAGCGGCTACAACAAAGCGATCCGAGATTCCGCCAAGGTGATCTATGACTGCAAAGAAGCTCAGATGGTTGCTGTTCATGGCCGGGACCTTGGGGCGATCTTGACTGACCAGATTAACGATCTGGTGATGAAGTAGTCGTCAACACGCAGGAGAAGAACACATGACACAAGATGAAATCATTGAGATGGCTAGACAGTCTATATCAGAAGATCATGCAAAAGGAATGGTGCTATTTCTTGAAGCCTTTGCCAAACTGGTAGCCGCCAAAGAACGTGAAGCCTGTGCAAAGTTGGTAGGTGAATTTGCTCAAAATTATTCAGCTTACGAATTAGCCACAATTATCAGAGCAAGGGGACAAGCATGATTTATCACAAGGTTGGAACTTGGACACAAAAAGACATTCACGACTTTGAAGATTGCATTGGTATGTGGCGTTTTGAAATAAACGGCAACAAAATTCGAGTCAAACATTTAGCAAGGGGATAAGCATGAGTAACGTCATTCTATTCAACGGCATTACCAAACTTGACCTTGACCCCGACATGGTGCTTGAAAATTCCAAAGGAAAACTGGAAGGCGTAATCCTGATCGGTTACGACAAGGGGGGTGAAGAGTATTTTGCTTCGACCTACGCCGATGGCGGGGATGTTCTGTGGCTACTTGAGCGCATGAAACTTCGCTTGCTTAAAGGGGAGGAAGAAAAATGATTGACCGACTCATTCACGTTGGTGGCGTATGGAATACAAATCCGCATTGGCCCTCAATAATTGATATGGGATATGGAATTAGCCATGCTGTCAAATATTTGGAATTGGTTGCAGATGACTTCACTTTTACATTCAGAA